TCATTTGCCCGATCCTTCGTCACATATGCCTTAGCCGTATCCAAACAGTCCGCTCGTTTCATTATTCGCTATCCTTTACGTCCACTACTTTCAAACCACACACTATGCAATCGTATTTCTTTTTGTACCCATCGTCGCTCTGTATCAGCATCAGCGACTTACACCTCGGGCAACGCTGCTGCGACAGCAGCCTAGCCATTGACCCGTCACCCTGCTCAATCTTCGACATCGCTTCCCTCGCTAAATGGAACCGACACTGTCGCTATCGGCGAATACCCGCGCATAAGCTCGCGCGGCCAGATGTCGATTGTAACACCTGCCTCAGTGCGTTGCACGTTTACTGTTAGGTTTCGTATGTCGATCCACGTCGACTTGCCGAGCAGCATGTACTCGCGATCCTTCAAGACATCGTCACGCTCGGTTTCGTATTCCATCAGAACGGCACCTCGTCGTCTATTAAAACCTTGTTCTTGACGATGCTCTCGATTACGGCGCCGGGAAAAATATCCTTCGCCTCATCGACCAGCGTCCTCGACTGGTTCTCTTTCAGCCACTTTTCCAGAACGACGCCCACTTCGTCAACCGTAAACACCATCAACTTGCGGTTGTCCTGTTTCACCTTGCCCGCCTCATACCCATTAGCCGTAATCGCCAGCACCGTGCCGTCCGGCATCCTGCCCTCGATGTACTCGCCGGTCAGCGGCTCGGCGCCACCCTCGATGGCTGCACGCTCGATGGCGGCACAACCCCTGAGCGTCACCTCGACCTCGTGATCAACCCCGTCACACTTGTCGATCGCCGCATTGAGCTTGTCGAGCTGCTCGTAAAAACGCTCACGCAATTCCAGCGGCACAAGCCAAGGCAATCTGTCGATACCCCACTTCCGCTCCAGTCGGTTAACCTCGTCATCGTACTTATGCAGGCTCTGCTGCTGACGCCTCATAGCCGCTTGGCTCGGTTGGTAATACACCTTGTCCGTCTTCGGCTTACCTCTCGCCACTCGCTTCTTAGCCACCATAATTAACTCCTTTTTCCCTTGTAACGTCCGAGCGTCACGGTGTCCGTCCGGTTCCTAAGGAAAACCGGACAGGACGTGACACCGTCCGCCAACCGTGACAGCGTCCGGCGGACACCGGACATTTTCTTCCAACTAATTGTTTTCATTTACTATCCACACCCGATTGCCGTCGGACGCCACAATTCTCTTCTCCATTAGCTTGTGACGCGCCTCACCGGCTCTCTGACGCGCTAAATCGGGGCATTTTGCCTTATGCGCCTCGTGCCAAAGTGACGACGCGACGGCCTGATTACCCGTCTCGATAATCACGTTTTGCAGCGCCTCAAGCGCCATCTGCTGATTAACCGACAGGCCGCCCGACTTGCGCTTTTTCGGCACCTCATCGCCGTCCACGCGCGTCAACACAATGGACGACCCGTCGATCAGCGCCACCTCGGTCATCTCGAACACCTGCTCATCGACTGGCTCGGCGTCCTTCTGCTTCTCGCACCGCATATATACGAGGCTCTCGTCCTTTGCGACCACCAGCGACGTATCTACGGCGCCCAGAAGCGCGCTGGAGCCGCGCATGCCTCTCGTGCTGTCCTTGCCGCTGTGGTGTATGCCCACCAACGCACACTTGCAGTGCGCCTTGAGGCTATCCGCCGCAGCCACCCACAGCCCCAGCTCGGTCGCGCTGTTCTCGTCCGCCCCGACCAGTGACCGCGCCACCGTGTCGACGAACACGCACGTCCAGCCGTCACCCTCACGGTCGATCGAGCGCATCAGCTTCTCGACGTCGCTTTGTTCACGAAAATTCACCGCCACCTGCAAGACGTGCAGGTTCTCGCCCACCTGACGGCCGTTGTGCGCTTCCCACGCCTTGAGGCGCTTACCAAGCCCGCCAACGCCCTCACCCGCTATGTACAGCACCTTACCCTGCCGCGTCTGCATGCCCTGCCACGGGATGCCCTCAGCGATCGACAGCGCCATATCTAGCGCGATAAACGACTTGCCCGCACCCGGCGCGCCATACATGACGCTGAGGCCGTGCTGCGTAATGATGCCACTATCGCCATCGCCAATGACCCAGTCGATCGGCGGCATGTTTCGTATGTAGCTAGCGCCAACGAAGTCGAAGTAATCGACGTCCGGCTCACCCGCATTGTCGTTGTCCGCCGCCACGTCGACGACTGGCGCCTCACCCAGCGTCGGTGCCGCCTTAACCTCGGACAGCATGTCCTCAATATCCCGACCGCCGGCGAGGTAGTCGACGACGTCGCCCTTGTCCGCCAAACCCGACAGCTCGACGACTTTGACCGCCGCCGCACCGTCGAAGATATTGGCGACGACCGTGTCCGCGTGCGCCCTGCCCGCCTCGTCGTTGTCAGGCAGGATCACGACATTGCGACCCGCGAACCACTGGTTCAGCTCGGGCTTCCAATTCTTCGCCCCGCCATTATTCGTTGTGGCGACGATGCCGTGCCGCGCCAAACGGTCGGCCGCCTTCTCACCCTCGACGATAAACACCGGCATGTCCGGGCGTGCCAGCATGTCGTGCAGGCGATACGGCAACGGCGTCACGCCGTCGAGGTTGTGCAGCCAGCCGCCGTTACCGTCTGGCCTGACAGCCCTAAACGTCTTCGGCTCGTAACGCCTCACCTGATACTGCACGACGCCGTCAGCGTCTGTGTAATCATACACCGCGCTCATAAACCGCGCCGGTTGCAACTTCACCTGCGCCTGCTTCTGTATGCCAAATTTCTTTTCGAGTATGTCCGGGATGCTACCCATTATTGTGGCGCCCTCATTCGCGCGCACAAGATCGACGACACCCCCGCCCTCGTTTGCCTCGAAGTCAAACCAAGTGCCTTTCCGCAGGTCGACTTCCCTTGAGCCGTGCGTACCCCAGCGCAGCGTGTGTCCGCGCTTCTGGTTAGGCTCGCCCCAGTAGGCTTTCGCCACTGTCTCTATATAGCTTGCGATATTGCTCATGCCGACCACCTGTTACCCTTCCTTAGATTTTGTGCGGCAGGCACAATCTCTAAGTTTATGTGGACGTGCAACCCGCTGATGTTCTTGCCCGCCAGCGGCACAACGTGATCGACGTGATACTTGATGAAGCCAGCCACTTTGTTCATGCGTCGGCACTCATCGTATTTGCGCTCGATCTCAAAGTTGTCGACCCAAACTGGAGTGGCTCGCTTGATGCGGTTACACCTTACCCACGCGGCCTTGCGACTAGACTTTGTGACTTTGTGTTTCTTTTCTCTCAAACCCCAATAATAAAAAACATCGAGGCTCGATGAGTAAATTATCTCGTGTGTGACTGTCTTATAGTCGCTCACCTTTACCAACAGCAAAGTGCTGTCGACTTCATACGACTTCGTGAAATAGTCGCAATGGTCGCGCCACTTCGCCAGCACCTTGTAATAGTGACGCCCAGACATGCCGAGCTGGTCGGCGCTGACTGTCGCGCCAACGACCGGCGCATACCCATTATCGTTATAGCCACGCCGGTTATGGTAGTAGCTATGGAAATAAACCAAATACCCGGCAGGCACATCGCAATCGACGTTCTGTTCAAACGCGTCGACTACTTCCTGATGGCCCAAAACATTTTTGGCCGTTGTAAAACGATTGCTGTTCATCTCTAAACCCTCGACCCCTGTTCCCTTGAGGTGGTGGGCGACGCCAAGGGAAAACGCCGCCCACCCACGCACTAGAACAGGTCGCTGCCTGCGCTTGCAGCGGCCGGTGGTGTAGCCGCTACGGGCGGCGCTACCGGTGCTGGTGCGTGTTCTTGTGACGCAGGCGTGCTGCCTGCCCCATCCATTGCTGCTGGACGATCGACCCAGTTGACAATGCTCAATACCGGCGCCTTAAAACGCAACTCGCCCTGTGGCGACTGCATCTTAATCGTCTCGGGCGTGCCAGCCTCGATCACCGGGATCTTGCCCGCATTGGCGCCACGCTCGGCCATAAACTGGTCGTGCAGCTTGTCGACCACCCGCAGCACAGTCTTCGCGCTGTGGCTAAACTCACGCGGGCCACTCTCGCCACTAATAACGATACGCATACGAAACGCCTGCTTATGCTCTTCGCTTGGCTTCGCCATCATCGCGTCGCCGATCTTGACCATATGAAAGTCAGGCGCACCCGAGGCAAAGCTCAGCCAGCCCACTTCCATCGCGTCCAAGTCTGCGGCGAATTTGAAACCCGGCGCAATGTCCTCTTCGTTCTTTTGCCAAGTGCCGTCCGCGCCTTGGACGCGGTCTTGCTTGATCCAGTCACCACCCTTGGCGTCAAACTTGATGATCGGTAAAATGTCCCCGCTTGAACGGGCTTCTGTAGAAAAACCTAATGCCATAACGATTTGCTCCTTAACATCAACATTAGTTAACATGCGCCGATTGCTCGGCTCTATGTTGGCTTTTTAACGCCAACCCTTTTAACGGCCAGTCGCTGCCACAAATCGGGCAGCAGCCGTAATCTCTCATTCGGCAGAACCCAGCACAGCCCGTGACCCAAGTCCTGTTGCTCTGCGTGTTCGTAAAAATCTTTGCGCGCCGCCCAGCCTCGGACGATTAAAATGTTTTCCTGCTCGGTCGAAGATACAAGCACACAAACATCAGCTTTGAAAGCGTCTTTTGATTTGAACAGCATCCGACCTACCGAGTGAAACGTCGACTTGACGTCGATGCTAACGGCCTCGCACCACAAGTCTGCGCCGTCGTCGATGCCTAGAGCGCTTGGCTCGTATGGTAATTGAAGCAGCGCGGCGACGGCAAATTCCGAGCGCACGCCGATCCAGTCTAGGTCGTTGTCGCCCCGGCTCTTGTCTCGCTTTTGATTGCCGACACCGGACATGCGCGCTAACTGCCAGCGGCCAGTCGCGGCCTGCCGACACTTCGATAAATCTTTTGGCGGTATTTCAATCAACATCACTTGATTTTCCAATCGACGCCATCTTCGGTGATCAGGCAGTAGGTGTTCTCAACCTGCTCAAAGCCGCGCGCTGTCATTGCGACGTGACACTCGCTGATCGTCTCGTGCTTCGATATGACGTCGACCTT